GGTTCTCGTTCTCGGAGGCGAACAGCGACACGGCACCGGTAGCAGCGGTAAACATGCCGGACAGACCGCTGATACCGGACATGAATCCCTGCAGATTTGCATCGTCATTGGAGAGTATCTTGGTCTGGGTATGGAGGTCGGCGATGGTGTCGGACAGCAAGGCTGCCTTCTCCGCCATCTCGCGGTACTCTTCCGTGTCCTGCTTTCCCTCCAGTCGCATCTTGGCCATCGCGTCCTGCAACTCGCGCAACTGCATGGCCAGACGCTTGTTGCTCTCCTTGTTTTCCTCCTGCTCGCGTGTAAGGCTGGCGAGTATCAGCTTCTCTTCCTCCAACGCTTTCTTGGCGGCGTTGAGTTCGGCAAGGGCTGCGGACTGGGCGTTACCGGGGGCTGCGTTCTTGTAGGCTTTCTCCAGCTCCTTGATGTTGGAGGTGGTGTACTTCACCAAGTCCTTGCTCTCGGCGATACGCTCGGCAAGGGTCTTCTGCGCCACAGCCGCCGTGGTGCTGGACTCGGAGAGCTTGCCATGCTCCTTCTCCAAGTCGGACACGGCCTTTTCAGCCTGGCGGTGTTGTTTCTCCAGATAGACGAGGGTGTTCCGCTCCTCGTCCAGAACCTTACGGCAAGCCATGACATCGGCGGCGAGTTCCTTCTGGGCGGTACCGGGTTTCATGCCTGCAAGCTGCCGCTCCATACGGCTGAGGTCCGCGGACACTCCGTCAATGACCTTGTGCTGCTCGGCTATCTTGGCGTTCACCAACTCGGCCGCTTTCTTGGCATTGTCTATGAGGGTATCGATATGCGCGTTGGCGTTGTCGATACCGTCACTCAGTTTGTCCTTCATCAGGAACTCTATCTCTACGGGCTTGCTCATGCTTTCAATTCAGTTTACTTTGAAAAAATCCTGCGATGTCCTCGGCTTCCTCCTCGGCGGTCTTGCCGCTGTCGGGTCTGCCGGCTTTCTTCTTGATGTAACGTGGGGCGTCGCACAGCATCATGATGAGGGTCTGGTAGTTCACGCCGTGGAGTATGTAGTCCACGCTCCAGCCTGTCGCGCTGGCTATCTGCCACACGAATCCGAAAGGGCTATGGGAACCTTCATACTCGGTCCTTAACTCCCCTTCTTTCCTTGGCTCAGTCTCAGCTTCATCGGATTCGTCCGTTCCGCGGATCTGATAATACTCATAAAAGGGCCTGTGCCCATCAGCCGCTCGAACTGCTCGGTGGCGGCCACCTGGTACCGGTACGCCACGAAGTTGCGCACGAGCCATGCGGTCAGTTCCACAAACAGATGGCGGGATATATACCCCCTGCACACGGTGTAGGCGATGATGCGCGACAGGCGCTTGCCGTGTCTGGCCATGAAACGCATCTGCTCCAGCTTGGGCAGTGTCCGCACCTCCTCTGCCGTGGTGTCCATCTCCAGATACTGCCTCCCGATTTCTATCTGTCCTGCCAATGTGGGGCGCTTCATGGTGATGCGCACCTTCAGCGGTTTCTTGCGGAACGGCAGACGTATGTCCTTAAACGGCACGGAGACACCCCTGTCAAGGAGTGCCTCCGCCGCTTCTTTTTCGATTGCTCGGTTCATGCGCTACTCCCCAGGTTTGGTATCGGCCACATCATAGGGAGCACTGCCGTCATCAGGCGCGTTCACCGTCAACTGGCACTCTATCTTAGAGACCTCGGTCAGGGTGAGCTTGCCTCCGAGGTTGGCCATAAGGGTGGCACTCGGTATCGTCACTGTCTGCCCGCTCTTCAGCTGAATCTCACACTTGTCTCGGAGTTCCACAAGGTCGGTCGGGGCTTTCCAACCGGTATAGGCTCCTTGCGTGCCGACAAGCGTACCGCCAAGGGCGAGCTGGAGGTTCTCGTAGTCCAGCTGTATGAGGTTGAACGTGGGGGCTATCGTACCGTTCTTCGTGACGAGGGTCAGCACGGGGGCACCGGGCACCTGCTCGGCTTCCACATCCACTTTCTCGGGCTTGGCTCCGCCCCAGTCCCAACTGCCTTTCTCTATATAGCCGACTGTCTTGTCTCCAAACTTTACGACACCTATGCCGTACATGAATTTCTTACTTTCTGCCATATTCTTTTTGTTGTGATGGTTAATACTATGCCGGTCGCCACTCCGACGATAAAGGCGATGAGAAGCATCCTCCACGGATTGGAACTGCGTTCCTTTTCCGTTTTGGCTTCATTCTTCTGCTGTTCCAGCGCGTTCTTGTAGCTTGCCATCTGCCGCTCGTAGTATTCGCACTGGCGCTGCAGGCTGTCGCAGGTGGCGTACACCACGATGGTGCCGCCTTTGTTCTGCACGGTCGCGCTGGCCCTGCCGTTCTTGGCACGGTACTCTGCCTTTTCGGGCAGGTTAGTCAGTTCCGCCAGGGGTATCTCCAGTTTGGCTTCCTCCTGCGGTACTGTCTCCGTCCACGTCTGACGCACCTCGCTCCGGAGGGTGTCCGCGGATACTTGTCTCACGCTTTCCTCCGTGGCCACGCTCGCCTTTCGGCTTGTCGCGCAGCCCGACAAGAACAGGGCAGTCATCATGATGCTTGCAACTGTTAGCAGTGTCGATAGCCTTCCTGAGACGCGCCATCTCGCGCTTTGACGCTTCGAGGTATCTTCTTGTTTCATTGAGCTCTTCCTTCAATGGTTTCACTATGTTTTCTACCAAGATACGGGTGGCATGCTCGGCGTTGTCCATACGCACCGTCTCGGCATCGGCTTCCGCCTTCATCGATTCCGCTTTCGCTTTCCTTATGGTAGCCCGCAGCGTGCATATCGCCACAATGGTAGCCACCAGACCTCCGCCGAGGAGGACGTTCAGGACTTCGCTGATATTCATGCCATCCATATTTTTACTGTTGGTAAATGCCTATTGACTTGAGCCACCCCGCCACATCGAAACTCGGACAGGCTTTGTTCACGCCCGGCAGGTCGCGATGTCCCACTATCTTGATTTGCGGAAAACGCTCGTGAAAGTTGCGCACATAGTCGGTCATTGCCTTCAGCTGCGCTGCCGTGCGCGTGTCCTTGGCGGTCTTGCCGTCTTTGGCCAAACCTCCGGCATACACGATATGTCGGCTCACCGAGTTGTAGCCTTTCGCACCGTTGGTAATTTCCCACGAATCCACCTCCGCGTCCTCGTTGTTATCGACAAGGCGCTCCACCTTGCCGTCCAAGTGTATCAGGTCGGTATAGCCTACCTGCTTCCAGCCACGCCCACCCTTGCTTACCGGGTCGGTGTGCCAGTGGCGTATCTCCTTGGAGGTTACCTCACGGCCTTCCGGTGTGGCTGTGCAGTGCAGGACCAAATATTGCATTCTCGCCATTACGCTTCTGCTTTATATCCGCTGGTCATTACGACACCTGCGTCTGCCTTCTTGAACATACAAATGAAGTAGTGGCGGAAGTTCACCTTGTTGCGCTGGTACTCAGGGTCGTTCTCGGCAGCGCTCCAGTACATTTTGGTGGAGCCGGTAGCCTTGAATACACGCTGCGTGTAGAATGCGAATGAGCAGTGGAAGTCGCCAGCAGTCTCTCCTTTGTCGCCGACTGCCTTTTTCTCGCCCTTGGCTGAGAAGTACGGGGTGTTGGCATACTCGTAGATGTCGAATCCGTAGAGCTTGCCCACCTTGCCAGTGTTGCGGTCGATGTTGTACTGCTCCTTGAAACGCTGGTCGGTCTCCAAGAGGTCGTTCACGTGGTCGGTACACAATACAAGGCGGCGGTTCGTGGTCGGAACACCCAACTTGTCGAGGGCTGCCTTCATCGCGAGCACGTCCTTGGCGGTCATCTTGATACGGCCAGTGGTCGCGTCACGCTCGCCTGTAGTTGTCAATACCGGGGTCTTGGCGGTGTTCTTCTGTGCGCAGAGGGCATGTGCTGCCTTGGCGAACTTGGCATCGTTGATGGCGTTTGAATGGCTCTCCTTCACTCGGGCAATCTTGTCGTAGCTGATAGCGTACAACTCATCGTCAGTGATTGGTGTTACCTTTGTCTGGAACTTGTCAAGCTGAATGGCGATGTCCTTGTCATCAAGTGCCTGCAAGGGGATTGGATAGGTGGTGTTGTTGACGAGTACGTCAGGGTCCACACCAACCTCCACCAAGTGGATAACATCGTTATCGACGATGCTTGAACTGTCGGGGATGCCGTCAAGCCAAGTGCCGGCGAGGAACTCGCGGAGGGCTTTCACCAGCTCGCCAGTCCAAATCTCTTTCAGCACTCCCTCGCGTGCCACACCCACAGGCATTGCACCGCTCACGGCAAGTGCGACGGCATTGGCACCGACGGCACCTGCCACGGGCGACACGCCCAATGCCATACCGAATACGGCTCCTGTCATCGCATTGAACAGCACTGCCGTAATCATGGTCAAAAATACTTTTGCTTTCATTGTTTTTCCGTTTTATTGGTTTGTACTAAAGTTCACACTCCATGCCGTACTCTTCCTTGTAGAGTCGCTTGTACTCTTCGGGCTGCTCCTTGCGGAGGGTCAAGAGTTCGCTTGACGGCACATCGCTCAGTTTCTTGTAGGCAGTCGGCTGCTGTGTTGCCGCTCCGCCCTGGTGCCCGATGACGGCACTGAGCTTCATCTGCGGAGCCATGGCTGCGACAATGCGCTCCAGTTTCTCCTTGCCGACTTCCTTGCCGAGGTTGATGAACTCGTCCTTCTTGTCGGGGGCGATGCGCTTCTCCCCTACCGCCTTCTCCACAATGGCGGTGATACCGGCAAGCGTGAGGGTCGCCTTCTCCTGCTGGAGTTTCTCGTTCTCTTCCTTTGCGGCCTTCAACTCACCGAGCTTGGCGTTGATGTCCGCCTCAGTTGCCGTTTCCGGCAAGCCCAACTGTAGGGCAATCTGTTTCTGTTCCATTTGTTTTTGATTATTGTTGTTCAACATTGGCAAGGGACATTCGCTGTCCTTGCCGAGGGTTATCTTCTTGCCGTCTTTCTGCAGCACGATGGCATCGTCATTGGCTCCTATGTCCACCAGGCTGACCTCAAAGAGTTTGCTCTTGGTGACGGTGGGGCTGGTCTGTCCCTGCACCAATAGTTCGGGGTCCTCGCTTGTCTCCAGAATGTCAAGCCCTGCGCTCACCATCTTCAGACTGCCGAACTCGTACTGCTTCTTGCAGCGCACGGAGAGTTCGGAGGCTTCGTCAAACATCAGCTCGCCGGTCACCTCGCCGTCCTCCATCTTCAGGTCTTTCACATAGCCTATCACGTTGCCGCGCTCGTGCATGTACAGCAGCACTGGGTTGCGCTGGTACTGCTCCACGTTCATGCCTGCCGTCAGCACTCTTGTGCCGTAGCTGTTCAGGCTGTCGTTGGTTATTCTTACTCGTTTTCCTTTACTCATGTCGTTGCTGTTTTTGGGGCTGCTACGCCCGATTTGCGACTGCAATATTACGAGGTAAATGTCTGTCCGCCAAAAAAGTGTGCAATGGTTGCACACTTCTATGAAACCATTGCACACTTTTTTGGAGAGCCACCGAAATCGTGGCACTTTTGCAAAAGAATCGGGGCGTGGTGTGCCCTGACGTAACGAACAAAAACCTTATCAACATGACAAAGGCAGATATTGAAAAGAAGAAGTCGCTGGCACGCACGCTCTATCTCTCGGGCATGGAGCAGCAGGAGATTGCGGAGAAGGTGGACGTGTCGCGCGTCACCATATCCAAGTGGTGTACAGCCGACGGGTGGAAGGAGGCGCGTGCCGCCAAGAACATCACCCGTCCCGAACTGGTGAACAAACTGCTGCTCACCATCGACACGCTCATTACACAGGTGAATGACTCCAACGACCCCGCACTCATCGCAGGACTTGGCGACAAGCTGGCAAAGCTCTCGTCGGTCATAGAGAAACTCGACAAGAAGGCTAACGTGGTGGATGCCATCGAGGTGTTCATGGCTTTCTCCAGATGGCTGGAGTTCCGCTCGCAGACCGACCCGGAAGTTACTCCCGAACTGATGCGTGTCATCAACAAGTACCAGGACTTGTACATCACCGAGCAGATGGGCATAAAGTAACGGAGGCAGCCTATGGCAACAGCAGCGGAAAAGAAAAAGGCATACGAGGAATGGAAAGAGCGGTGCCGGCAGGTGCAGTCCATTACGGACACGTCGCTTCTCAAAAGCGAAACACCCGTAGAGAGGGATATGCGCATCAAACGGTTGCTGGGTAATTATGCGGCGTTCTGCGAGTATTACTTTCCGCATTTCCTTCAGTTGCGCGACAAGACGACCGGCGAGGTCATACGCACCATACACAATGCGCCGTTCCACAACGAGGCGGCACGCAAGGTGCGAAACACTCCCGACCTGAAGGCGGTGTTCATGTGGCCGCGCGGTCATGCAAAATCCACACATCTTGATGTTTTCACGCCGCTCTGGTTGATGTTCCAACCGAAGCGGCTCATCAACTTTATGGTGGTCGTGGGCAAGTCGGAGGACAATGCCGACCGATTGCTTGGCGACATCCAGGCAGAGCTGGAATACAACCAACGGCTCATCGCTGACTTCGGGCAGCAGAAGAATGACGGTGGCTGGCAGGAGGGCGAGTTCAAGACCAAGAGCGGTGTGAAGTTCCTTGCCTGCGGTCGCGGTCAGTCGCCCCGTGGCTTGCGCGACCGTGAGGCTCGTCCGGACTACATCGTCATCGACGACTTGGATGACGACCAGCTCTGCCGCAACGAGAAGTTGGTGCATGACCTTACGGACTGGGTGAAGGAGGCACTCTTCGGTGCGCTTGATGTGGGTCGTGGACGTTTCATCATGGTGGGCAACCTTATCAGCAAGAACTCTGTGCTCTACAACATCTCGCACACAAAGGGCGTGTTCCTCTCCAAGATACAGGCGGTGGACCGAAACGGCGAGCCTGTGTGGAAGGAGAAGTGGACGAAGGAGGAGGCGCAGGCTTACCGCGACTTCGTGGGCTACCGTGCCTGGGAGAAGGAGATGATGCACAACCCTATCGTGGACGGCACCATCTTCCGTGCGGAGTGGATTCGCTACAAGCGTCTGCCCAAGCTCGAAAAGTACGACATGCTGGTGTGCTACACCGACCCGTCGTTCAAATCGACAACCTCCAACGACTACAAGGCGTGCCGCCTGTGGGGAAAGATTGGCTCGGAACTGCATCTCATCGATGCCTTCGTGCGCCAGGCTACGGTCAGCGAGATGGTGCGGTGGCTTTACGACCTCTATGAGCGCACACGCGACACGGTGGCCGTGCAGTTCTTCATGGAGGCGAACTTCATGCAGGACGTGATTCTGGACGAGTTCGCCGTGGAGGGCAACCTGCGCGGATACCAGTTGCCCATCATGCCCGACAAGCGCAAGAAGCCGGACAAAATTCAGCGCATCGAGGCGGTCAGTCCGCTTTGGGAACGTGGCTTTGTATTCTACAACGAGCGCAAGAAGGACGACCCAGACATGCAGGTGGGCATCGAACAGACGCTGGCACTGGAGCGTGGCAGCCGTGTGCATGACGATGCGCCCGATGCCGACGAGGGGGCTATATGGATTCTACAGCGCAACACAAGACAGGAAAGTTTCAAACCGGTGTTCGGCAAGAGGCCGACCGCCAAAAACATTTGGTAACTATGATTCAAGTTATAAAGGACATTATCTGGGGATGGCAGTGCAAGCGTGCCATCAAGAAGGCCAACAGGCTCTCGGAGCTGCTTGGCATGAAATACTATGTGATTTACATGAACGGCTCGCTGAAGGTCGTGCCGAAACGCACCATCCGTGAGCTGGTGGCTAAGCGTCGCTTCCGCAAGGGTGTGAAGGTGGCGGACATCGAGCGTCGCGCCATTTATGTTACGCATTAGAAAGGGGGCGCGTCATGTTTATCACGGAAGAAGATTACAGGGTGGTCATCGGCGAGAACGCGCTGAAGGTGGTGTCGCAAGCCTCTGAGGAGATACGCGACAATGCGGAACTGGAGGCGTGTGAGGAGATTGCCGGCTACCTCCGTCCGAAGTACGACACGGAGGCGGTGTTCTCGGCTGAGGGCGAGGGGCGCAACCGCCTGGTGGTGATGTATGCCGCCGACATTGCGCTCTACCACATGATCGCAGCGATGCCTCAGAAAATGGGCAGCGAGATACGCAAGGAACGCTACGAGCGTGCGGTCAAGTGGCTGGAGGGTGTGCAAGCCGGGAAGATTATCCCCGACTTGCCGCTCGCCACTGACGAGGACGGCACACCGACAGGCGACCTGCTCATATTCGGTTCACAGCAACAATTACGACATAACTGGTAACGCTATGGATATAAAGAACTTTTTCAGCGGTATGTTCGGTGGCGGTCAGAACGTGCTGCGCACACCATACGGCGACCTGCATCTTGCCAAGTCGTCAGACCGCAAGCGCGTGAAGAAGATGGTCATCGAACTGGAGCGCACCACCGACGCGCTCACACGCAAGGACATCGCCGACTGGCGACAGGCTTGGCAGATGGCCATCAATGTGGACAGCCCGAACCGCCAACGCCTTTACGACATTTACCGTGATGTGGAGATTGACCTTCACCTCTCGGGCTGTGTGCGCCAGCGTGTGGGGTTCGTCATGGCGAAGTCGTTCAAGCTGGTGGATGCTAAGGGTAACGAGAACGAGGAGGCGCACCACTATTTCGACCAGTCGTGGTTCAAGCAGCTGCTCGAATATGCGCTTGCCGCCAACAACTGGGGACACTCGCTCATCGAGCTTGGCGACCTCACCACCGACGGCGACGGCTGCGTGTGCTATACGGACGTGAAACTCATTCCACGAAAGCATGTCATTCCGGAATACGGGCGTGTCATTCAGCAGCTCGGGCAGGACTGGACCTCGGGCATAGACTACCGCTCGGCTCCGTTTACGGACTGGCTCATCGAAGCCGGGCGGCCTGACGACCTCGGACTGTATCTGAAGGCTGCCACGCAGACCATACCGAAGAAGAATATGCTGGCGTTCTGGGATTCATTCGGCGAGATATTCGGTATGCCGATGCGTATCGCACGCACCACCTCACGCGACCCCAAGGAGATGGGACGGCTGGAGCAGATGCTGAAGGGCGCGGGTGCGAGCCAGTACATGGTGGCTGGGCAGGACACGGAGATTGAGTTCGTGGAGAGTGGCAAGGGCGATGCCTTCAACGTCTATGACAAGCGCATCGACCGGGCGAACTCGGAACTCTCGAAACTCATCATCGGGCAGACCATGACCATTGAGGACGGCAGCAGCCTCTCGCAGTCGGAAACGCACCTGGAGGTGTTCGAGAACTTGGTGGAGAGCGACTGCACCATGCTGCGCGACATCGTGAACAACCAGCTTATCCCGCGCATGGTGAAGCACGGTTTCCCTGTCAAGGGTCTGCGCTTTGAGTGGGACGATGCGGTGGACTATACCCCGGAACAGCAGGTGGCATACGAGACGATGATTGCCGACCGCTACGAGGTGGACCCGACATATTTTGCCGAGAAGTACAGTATGCCTGTGGGTGAAAGGCGCAACGCTACACCCATGTTACCCGGTGGGGAGGACGATGATGACGACGAGGGCAACAATGAGCCGGACGACAAGAACAAGAAGAAACAGCAGCAGAACATTCACGGCGGTTTTTTCGATTAAGCCCCAGTGATTACCTGGGGCTGCACCAACGCTACGCCCTGCTGTTAGGCGATGAGCCACAGACTTTATCGCTGTCAAAGGAGCGTGAGGAGGAGATACGCAAGCAACTCTCGGAACTGTTCGACGGCATGATGCACACGCTCTACTCGTTGGAGGGTTCGCAGTTCCGCATCGAGGTGCTGGCCGAACCAAAAATCCAGAAGTTCATCGATGCCCATGCCGGTGTGCTGGACTCCACTTTCAAAAAGGTGGGGATGTCCGATGCCATGCGCAAGCGACTCCAGCGGTCTGACTACATCTTCTCGGGCATGAAAACCTTTCACGAGTTGAACGAGGCGTTCCCGTCCTTGCTGGATTCTAACGGCAATAGAAAGACGTTCGAAGCCTTTTTGAATGATGTCCGAAAGATAGACAACACCTACAACTCCAACTACCTCCGTGCGGAGTACAACTTCGTGCAGTCGTCTGCGGAGATGGCTGCCAAGTGGGAACGGTTCTCTGAGGACGGCGACCGCTACAACCTCCAGTACCGCACGGCAAACGATGGCAAGGTGCGTCCGGAACACGCTGCGCTCAATGGGGTAACGCTTCCACCTTCCGACCCGTTCTGGGAAGAATACTATCCGCCCAACGGCTGGAACTGCCGATGTACCGTGGTACAGGTGCGCAAGTCAAAATATCCGACCACACCGCACGACGAGGCGATGGCACTTGGCGAGGAGGCTCTGCAGCGTGATACGAAGGGTATCTTCCATTTCAACCCCGGCAAGGAAGACAAGACCGTACCCGACTACAACCCCTACACAATTCGCCGATGCCGGGACTGCGACATCGCAAAGGGCAAAATCAAGTTGGCGAAATTCATTCCCGAAAATGAATTGTGTGCAGCGTGCAAATGCTTACGAGACAAGCCAATACACAACTGACAAAACCTATGGTGAGCGACTAAAAATCAGTGTACAGGCTGATCAAACAGAAGTAAAAGAAAACACACGAGCTGCTCATTCTCTTTTGTCATCATTCCCAGAAATGAATATGCAAATAAGAAAGCATGTATATGAAAATGGAGTGAAGAACCCCGAATATCTTATCAACGACAATATAGCAGATAGAAAAGGTATTGAATCTCCAAACGGTGTCGCTTCCGGTTTCAACAAGGCTATCAAACAAGGTTGTTCTGTAGTTGTCATTGATTTGGATATGCACCCAAATAAATTCAAATATCTTCCAAGCATCAAGTTGGCATCGGCGATAAACAACCGGCACATGGATTTTGAAAATGGTACTGTAAGCGAATGCTATGTAATATACAACGACAAAGCTGTTAAAATTACGGCTGATTTCTTCTCTGGCGACACAAAACAAACAAAAGAGAGAATCAGGGAAGAATTAGAAAAAATAAAAGGTGACCGAAGCCACCTATTATAGTGTGAAAGGAAAGCTTGAAGTTATCGCGCCGTATCTTCGACATTCACACGCCACAAAGGTAACAACTATTTTTCAAAACACATCAAGTTATGAACAAAATTATCTCATTTCTGAAGAAAAGCAACCGCTACAAGCATCTCATCGGCGGTTTATTGGTTGGTCTGTGCGCCTTATCACCATGGGCAGCCATCTATTCTGCCATCATCGCAGCCTCTTGTCTTGAACTCAAGGACAAGCTCCACGGCTGCCCTTGGGACTGGATAGACTGGCTCTGCACGGTGTTCGGTGGCATCACAGCCATGCTGTTTTGGTGCATTGTGTAATATTCATTCATGTTTTGCACAGATATTCAGTAACTTTGCAACCGGTAGAGCTACCCCATAGGCCGTGTGGTCTATCGCGGTTACAATAACGCCAACGCGAATGGCGGTGTGTCGTACGCGAATGCGAGTAACGATGCCTCGAATGCGAATGCGAACATCGGCTCGCGTCTCACCAACTATCAATCGGCGTACAACGATGGGGATGAGTCCCCAATGTGGTGCCGAGGGTGGCAAGCCACAGCAAACCTACAATGAGTAGAAAGCTGAAAAATCACGTGTCGGGCAATAGGGTTTGGTAGGCTGGCAACAGTTCGAAGAAGTCTGGCCCGGGGAAAGGAAGGCCCATATCTTCCATTGTATAAACAACTAACAACTGATGCTATGCGCAGAGAAGGTCACATCATAGAGGAGATTGTCGAGTATTCCAACATGGCGGAATCATTCGACCAGGTCCTCAGTGGCACCAAACGGAAGAAAAGCCATCAGGGACGTTACTTGCTCGCGCATCGTGAGGAGGTCATCAAGGAACTCTCTGAACGTATTGCTTCCGGCACGTTCCATGTGACCGCAAAGGACATTGAGGAGAAAGATATTATAGAGGCCGGCAAACTACGGCACATCCAATTCTTCAAGAAACTGAAGAACAGCATCGCTGTCCACGCCATCATGTCGGTGGTGGATAAGCATCTGAAGAAGCGGTTCATCAGAACGACCTCCGCAAGCATCAAGGACAGGGGAATGCACGACTTGATGAAGTACATTCGCCGTGATATGCAGGAAGACCCGGAAGGCACAAGGTTCTGCTACAAGTTCGACATCTCCAAGTTCTACGAGAGTGTCAACCAGGACTTCGTTATGTACAGTGTGCATCGGGTATTCAAAGACAAGAAGCTCATAGCCATGCTTGACAACTTTGTCCGCGTCATACCGCAAGGTATCAGCATAGGGCTGCGCTCATCGCAGGGCTTGGGCAATCTGTTGTTGTCTGTGTATTTAGACCATTATCTGAAGGACAGGTACGGCGTGCGTCATTTCTACCGCTATTGTGATGACGGCGTGGTACTCGGTAAATCGAAAGCGGAACTGTGGGAGATTCGTGATGCCGTCCATGAGCAAGTGGAACAAATCGACTTGAAGGTGAAAGCCAACGAGCGTGTGTTTCCCGTGGGCGAGGGCATTGACTTCTTGGGATATGTCATCTATCCCGACCATGTGCTGCTGCGCAAGCGCATCAAACAGAAGTTTGCCCGAAAAATGCACGAGGTTAAATCGAGAAAAAGGAGGCGTGTCTTGATAGCAAGTTTCTACGGAATGGCAAAACACGCCGACTGTATAATGTTGTTCAATAAATTAACAGGCAAAGAAATGAAATCATTTAAGGATTTGAATGTCGCTTACAAGCCGGAAGACGGCAAGAAGCGATTTGCGGGTGCGGTGGTAAGCATCCGCGAGTTGGTGAACCTGCCCATCGTGGTAAAAGACTTCGAGGTCGGAGTCAAAACCAGCCAGGGCGAAGACCGCTGTGTCGTGTCCATTGAGCAGAACGGCGAGCCGAAGAAGTTCTTCACCAACAGCGAGGAGATGAAAAACATTCTCCAGCAAGTGAGTGAAATGCCAGACGGCTTCCCATTCGAGACCACCATCAAGGCGGAAACCTTCGGCAAAGGTAGAACAAAGTACATTTTCACATGATGAACAGAGTAAACGGAGCACAAGGGGTAAAGCTGCTTGAATGCACCAACCCCGTCAAAGGAAAATGGCGCGTCCGCTGGGACGTGCATAACAACGAGGATGGATCTGCCGACTATATGGAGGCTGAGTTCAACGGAAAACCATCTGAGGATACCATCAAGACCATGGTGTCGGAATGGTTCAACGACCGCACGAACGAGACCATACTTTCTGGCTTCGTGTGGAACGGCATGAGCGTGTGGCTCTCAAACGAGAACCAGTTCAACTACAAGGTGGCATACGACTTGGCTGTGCAGACTAACGGAAAAACATTGCCGGTCACGTTCAAGTTCGGAACGGACGATGTGCCATGCTATCACACGTTCAGCACCATCGAAGAACTGACGGACTTCTATACCAAAGCCATGCAGCATATCCAGGACACACTGGCTGACGGATGGAAGAGCAAGGATAATTTCAATTTGGAGTTATACCGAGACTAAGAACAATCCCTTCGGGGGAGGGTTAAAAAAAAGCCCCCGGCCTGTTAAATAGTCGTCTCACTTACCATTTGAACATAAAGTACCACTCATCGGCACGACCGGGGGCGTAGACCCTCGCTCGCCAATGAGTGGCTTTTTTTATGTTTAAGCGCAACGCCGCGCTCTATGATAAGTGAGACGGTGCAAAAGTACTAATTTTTTCTGAGAATGAAACTGATAGAGATACTGAATTTGAACAGGGAACTGCTGATTTACTTCCAAAAGGCTGGAATCAGGCTGGACGATGTGCAATACATCGACCTTTTTAATGAATACCGCACGCTTTCCGCACAGGGCGAGAAGGTGTCCTATATCGTGGCAAGGCTCGCCACAGAGTATGCCGTCAGCGAGCGCAAGGTGTATAACCTCATACGGCGTTTCAAAACCGACTGCAACCTGCTTGCAGTGTAACGTGGTGGCTTGTCCATGGGGAAGAGGTGCTGCCATATTACCTTTGCACCGTTTTCAAATTCAAAACGGTCATGAACAAATACCATCAAATTTTGCAGAAAGTGCTTGCCGAGGGCAAGTGCCAACAAAACAAGAAGGGGAGCATACGCTATCTGCTCAACGAGCGACTGGTGCTCTCCCCTGCCGACCTGCTCGACATTTTCGAGGGGCACGGCATCGCACGCAAGAAGTTAAGAAACGAATTGCAGCTCTTCATGCAGGGCGAGCGCAACGTGGAGAAGTACCGCGAGGTGGGCATCAACTGGTGGGACTACTGCGGTGCTATCCTTGTGAACTCCTACCCCACCTATTTTGAGAAACTGCCACCGCTCATTGCCAAAATCAACCGCGAGAAGCGCAACAGCAAGAACTATGTGCTGTTCCTCGGTTCCACCGATGCGGAGACAAACCAGGCTCCGTGTCTGTCACTCGTTCAGTTCCAGATAGAGAACGGCGAATTGGTGGTGTCGGCTTACCAGCGCAGCTCGGATGCGAACCTCGGCTTGCCGGCGGACATCTACCACCTCTACCTTATGGCCCGGCAGATTGACTTGCCTTTGAAGTCCATCACGCTGAACCTTGCGAATGTGCATATCTACGAGAACAACATCAGCCACACACGCCAGTTGCTCGACGGAAACGAGAACGTGAGATTTGAACTGAACGTGTAGCCATGAGAAAGCAGTATTTATCGGCACCGCTCCCATTCGTGGGACAGAAGCGCATGTTCTCGCGTGAGTTCATCAAGGTTCTCAAGCAATATCCTGAGGACACGGTATTCGTGGATTTGTTCGGCGGTTCGGGTCTGCTGTCGCACATCACCAAGTGCCAGAAACCGAATGCCACGGTCATATACAACGACTTCGACGGCTACCGCAACCGCCTGCAGCACATTCCGCAGACCAACCGCCTTTTGGCTGACCTGCGCAAAATGGTGGAGACGGAAGGCATACCCAAGCACAGCTGCATCCGTGGCGAGTTGCGCGACCGCATATTCGCCAGACTGGAGCAGGAGGAGCGTGAGGTCGGGTACATCGACTTCATCACCATCTCCGCCGGGCTGATGTTCTCCATGAAGTACAAGATGAGCATTCCCGAAATGAAAAAGGAGGCTCTGTATAACAACATACGTGAATTAGTCAAGACTTAATCTGACAGTTACGCATAAAAAGAGTAGATTTGTAACATAAAAGCAGATTAAGTTATGACCACATCAGAAAAAGTCATCAAGAACAAACTGGGACTGCTTGAACTGTCCCAACAGTTGGGAAACGTGTCACGAGCCTGCAAGATCATGGGATACAGCCGTGACAGTTTTTATCGTTTCAAGGAACTGTACGAGCAGGGCGGAGAACTGGCCCTGCAGGAGATTTCCCGTAAAAAGCCGGTGATAAAGAACCGCGTGGAGGAGCGCATAGAGCAGGCTGTAGTGCAGATGGCCATAGACAACCCGGCTTTGGGACAAGTACGCGTATCCAACGAGCTGCGCAAGAAAGGCATACTCGTATCTCCCGGAGGAGTGCGCTCCATCTGGCTCAGGCATGACATGGAGACCTTCCAGAAACGCCTGAAGGCACTTTCGACCAAGGTGGAGCAGGAAGGTATCGTGCTTGACGAGAACCAGGTGGCCGCGCTGGAAAAAGCCAAGGCGGAGAAACAGGCACACGGAGAAATAGAGACTTATTATCCAGGCTTCCTTGTGGCGCAGGACACCTATTATGTAGGGTATATCAAAGGCGTGGGGCACATTTACCAGCAGACGGTCATCGACACCTATTCCAAAATCGGATTCGCCAAACTTTACGACAGGAAGAACGCGCTCGTGGCGGCGGACATGCTCAATGACAGGGTGGTTCCGTTCTTCGAGCAGCATGACCTGAAACTGATGAGGATGCTCACGGACAGGGGAACCGAATACTGCGGAAACAGGGAAACACATGAATACGAACTGTATCTGGCCATCGAGGACATCGACCATTCCAAGATCAAGGCCAAGAGCCCGCAGACAAACGGCATCTGTGAACGCTTCAACAGGACTGTCCAGAACGAATTCTACGCCATCGCTTTCAGAAAGAAGATATACACCTCGATAGAACAACTGCAAGCAGACCTTGACACTTGGATGAACTCTTATAACACGCAAAGGACGCACTCCGGGAAATACTGTTTCGGGAAAACACCCATGCAGACTTTCCTTGAAGGAATGGAGGTGGCAAGGAGATATCAATTGCAGGATACAGGGAAAATACAACCTGATGAGCAGGTTATTGGCTCATCAGGTTGTGAGAGTGAGAATAATTGCGTATCTTCGCAGATGGCATCGGACTCTTTTTTTGTCCGATAGTATAGAAAATGTCAGAACAAGTCTTGACTATTACAACATACGCAAGTCTGACTATCCCACTTGCGAGGATTATCTGCAGGGCATCACGGTGGTTTCGTGCGACTACAAGGAGGTGTTCGCCCGATACAAGGACGTGCCGAATGTGGTGTTCCTTGTCGATCCGCCGTATCTCTCCACCGAAGTGGGTACATACAGCATGTACTGGCGACTCGCCGACTACCTTGACGTGCTGACCATTCTTGCCGGACACCGTTTCGTTTACTTCACTTCCAACAAGTCGTCCATCATCGAGCTTTGCGAGTGGATGGGCAGGAACCAGACCGTGGGCAACCCATTCAGGAACTGCCACAAGGTAGAGTTCAACGCCACCGTGAACTACAGCTCGCACTACACTGACATGATGCTGTTCACCGATGCCGCCTGACGGCGTTATAATTCAATTCTGACAACATAAAAAGAGCGTTCCAAGCAATCAGCTGGGAACGCTCTTTCTGTTTGACACGGGGCAAATCAGAGCCGTTTTATGGCAACATACTGATATACCTCTATGGTCTCCACGATGTCCTCGTGGTCATGGTTGGTGATGCTCTGCGCAAGGTCAAGTTCTCCGAAGGTCTCGCCCTCCAAGTTGGCAAGCCTCATGTGGATTTTGTCGGGCAGGTCGAATATATCCAGCGCGTCTTCCTTGAACGGGCTGCCCTCGCTGGCCGCGCCAACCCAGTCGGTGATGATGTGGAGAGTTATCTGTGGCTCGGCACGGTATTCCACGCCGTTTATTATCGGTTTCCACTGTATCGGGCCAAACTCCACGAACACGGCCGGTCTCTCCCACCCTTCTTCCTGTTCGATGAACTCCACGTTGCGGTTCCACAGGTCGATATGCTTTATCTCCGCTATCGCCCCAAGTTCCCTGCCAAGGAGGTTATAAAGTTCTTTTCTCATTTTCGTCTGATTTCAAATTCCACATTGAAGTATTCGGTGATGTTCTCCTCCACGATGTCGCGGACTGCCCTTTCCACTTCTGGCGACACGCCCAGAAAACGCCTGCGCGGTATCTTGATACTCTTGCCCTCTTTCATCAGCGCCATGTACTTCCAGAACTCAGCTTCAGTACTCAGTCTGACAGTGCGCCTGTCGTTGCGTCTCTCGCCATTCTTTTTACGACCGAACGCACCGGAGGTCTCGTAATACTTTGCCCAGAAGAAACGTTTCATCTTCTTCGTCACCTTTATCTCGCCTCCGTCGTTATGTATGGCTGCATACGGCAACGTGGTGAAGAACGTGATGCTGTTCTCTGTGGTTCGGCTTGATATGCTCTGGCGGAGGGTGCCGGTGTCTATCAGTATGGAACCGCCCAGCCGTGTGGGGCTTTTCCTGCGCTGCCATGCCTCACTGAAGAAAGCCTGACGCTCGAAGTTCCTGTCGAACTCGTCGCTCATCTCCACCCTAATGTCGCTTAGGATATTGCGGAT